ATCATAATAATCAGCGCTTTTAATTGCAGTCGCAATTAAATCACCCGACTGGCGAATTTGACCACCAACAAATTCAATCGGCCCATCCTCACGGGCCATATGAAATATGGCTTGAGCCGTTTTGTCTTGGGCTACGGCAAGCTCTTTAATTGAAGCTGCAATTAAATCTAAAGATGATGTTAATTCTTCAATTAAATGATTAGCCAAATCTGCAATTGTTTCTTCTTTCATCATACTTTCCTTACGGTTAGGGGTTAAATATTCGCTACCTATGCAGCGTATGTTTCGTCACTGGTAAGCTTCACCTACTCATCTTTCGGCGAGGCTGCGTCAATCATGGTTTGCCAATTCTCTTTTTGAGTTAAGAAAGTATTGTGACCGCACATCATCTCAGTCGTCGGTTCACGCATGGCGTTGAGTACGGCGCGGGCGACTTCAAACCGATCATCGCCTATTCCCCAACCGGCCATTGCGGCCATCACACGACTCTCCATCTCAGTCGGTTTGCGGTGGCTTGATGGGAAGAAGAGAAAATCATTTATTGTGCAAGTCATCAGATGTTTTGGAGATTGCCCATCTTCCCAAGAGACATTGCAGTTAGGGCAGCGATGAATGATCATGTCAGTTCCCTCATAACCACCTGCCCAACAACAAACGCCGCACACCGAAGTATGAGACGGCAACGACTTGGGCAAACCCTAGCGCCATGCCGCAAATCCAACTCACTGGTGAGTTGATGCCTAATCTTCCCAGCACACCCCACCAATAATCACCAACCCATGCGGCGATGACACCGACGAATGTGCAAACTGCAATTGCGAATAGCATGATTGCAATCGCCTCAAGCTCATCAATCAGGTTGGAGTATCGGCCATAAACTTGATCCAGTAACTTTTTCATCGTTTCAAGCGGACTCTTAGCAGAACAAGTCATTAAATGCTTTGCGGGTTGCCCATCTTCCCAGGCGACTTTGCAAATGTGGCAGCGATTGACGGTCATGGTTTTTTGCTTTCAAGGTTGCATCAGAACTCAAAATTGCTCGTCCAATGAGTTCTGGGATTTGTGGGACAACAGCGTTTCCGAGTGATTTAAGTCTGTCCACCCGATTGGGAACCCCATGAGCCACTCGACCCACGTTGGGTTCAACGTCCCACCAACTGCTGTTGCCAAGCCATCCCCGCTTGTTTTGCTTGCGCCCTTGCGGTTGTAATTCCCGCAACCTGTCGGCGTGGGCCAAGTCTTTGGATTGTTGACTTGTGCTGACAAACTCTGGGCACACCGATCTGTTCTGTCGCCCATCCGGGTTAAAAATGTTTCGTTCTTCTCTCCCGTTGATGTGTCTGATGCTTTTGGGGTAAGCCACAATCCAAACCCTGTCTCGTCTGTGAGGCGCACCAACGGCGGAAGCCGGTATGCAATGCCACTCCGCATCATACCCGAGCGCGGCCAAGTCTCCGAGAACACGGTCAAGCCCTCGACTAAGCAATGCTGCGACGTTCTCCACGATGACGTAGCGTGGTCGTAATTCGCCAATAAGACGGGCGAACTCGCGCCATAATCCGCTGCGTGTGCCTTCGCCCATTCCCGCCCCCCCCCCTGCGAGGGAGATGTCCTGACAAGGAAACCCTCCGCAAATAGCGTCAACTGTGATGCCGTCTGATTTGAGTTGATCTGCGGTGAGTTTGGTAACGTCTTGGTACTGTCGGACATGGGGCCAATGTTTCCTTAAAACCTTCTGGCAAAACGGGTCTATCTCACAAAACGCCACAGTCTCAAAACCGCCTGTGCGCTCAAGTCCGAGACTGAACCCGCCAATGCCGCTGAATAGGTCGAGGAGTTTAAGCACCTACTTTTCCAGCTTCGCTTTGTCGCGCTCAATCTTTTTCTTGGCCCTAGCAGCGCGGGCGGCTTCCATCGTTTTGTTGTTCGCGGCACCTAGTTGGCGATAATACTCTGAGTCGCCGCGCACCTTTCTGCGGCCACGGCGCAAGCCTCCCATCGCACCCAGCTTGGACATGTAAGCGGTGATCTCGATGCGGTCTTGCGGCGTAAGGGTTGCCTCCCATTCGGCGCGGAGGCGGGCTTTTTCTTTGTCGCTCAGGTCGTTTTTCATAGTCTGCGGCGGGGCGTTGCGTTGAGGATGTGCAAGATTGCTTTGATTAATCGCTTCATGTTTTAGCCTTTCTTTTTTTGTAGTCTTCCATCGCGGCCTCTCGTTGTTCTGGTGTCACGCTGTCCCAATCAAACGGCCTACCTGGTCGCCCGCGATGAAACTTAATCTCACCGGCCTTTGCTGCTGCCTTGTCGGCTGCGGCTGCGTTCGCTGGCGAGTGTGTCGCGAGCGTCTTTTTGCTGCGTTTTCCACTCATGGTGTGGCTCCTTGTTTGTATGGTTGTGGACGTGGGGAATAGCGATTCACCGTGATTCGTTATTCCCCACGTAGGCTAGAGGCGCTGGCGGGTTGCGTCAAGGGTCGGGTCGATGGCGGCTTGGAGTCGGCGCATTGTCTCGGCTTTGCGTTCCTCGACGCAATCGTAACAGCTTGTCACTCGCCTGGTTTGCGGGTCGTAGGTTATGTGCGCACCCCTGGCGAATGTGCGCGAGCAGCGGCAAGTGCCGGCGTAGCGGGCGTTTATGGTGCGGGCGCTCATGCGGTGGCCTTGAACGCAATGCGCTTTGCTTTCTGAACTTGGCGGTTCGTCATGCCGACGGCAAAATCGCGGGCAAATTCTAGGGCCATGTCGCGCATTTCTTCGGTTGGCGCGATGATCGCGAGGCGGAGCGCTTCCGCAAGGGCGTCAACGTCGTTTTTAATGGGGGCGGGGGTCATTGGGCGGCACCCGTGGCGCGGGCGATTGCTGCGCGAGCAGAGTTTATCGCAGCGGTTTCGTGGCCTTCTTCGTCGTATTGGGCGTGGTCCGCATAAAGCGCGTACATTTCCTCAAGTGCCGCCAGCAACTCAGGCGCGGCGGCAATCAATCGGGCGTTCGCTTCGGCCTCGGGCAGCTTAACGCTAGTTAAGCCCCCGCAATGAGCCCTCGCTACTGGTTTAGCGCCCGAAAAGATTTCTGTTTCATCTCCAGACGATAAGCGCCAGGGGCCGGGGGTGTGTTGAGTGGTCATAGTGTTGCACCCGTGGCGCGAGCGATTGCGTCGTTTAGCGCGTCTTGAGCCCTGGTGCTGGGGTGAATGGACGACTCGTAAGTCACGCTCTCGATATAATCGAGGGCTCGCCGTGCGGCTTCGAGCAGCTCAGGCGCGGCGGCCATGAGCGCGGCGATGCGTGCGCCCTCGACGCTGTTGGCTTTGGGATTGTGGACTATGGCGACCATGTGTCCGCTGGCGTTGCGGATGTCGTGGCCTGAGTGCATTTTCGCGGGGGCGGCGGTGTAGGTGGTCATGTGCGTGGTTTCCTTGGGTTTGTGAGGTTTGTTAAATCGCCCTATCGCCGCGATTATAAACGACAACGTATGTCGGTTCCGCCCAAACTGGGGCGGGTGTGTTGCGGTTTGGGTTTGAATTGTTGCGCTCAAAAGCAGCAGCTTTTTTTGCTTTTTCACGCGCCTTTTTTTCAGCTTTTTGTTCTGGCGTTTTCATGTGCGGGTTTCCTTGGGTTTGAGAGGTTAAAATGCGATCAGCAAAGCGTAGAGCAACAGCCCGAAACCGAGTGCGCCCAGGGCGTTGATGGCTATGTGGCGGGTCATGTGGCGAGGCTTTCGGTTTCTTCGAGTTCGTGATCTTCCAGCGTTTTTTCTATGCTGCTAGCCCAAAGCTCAACAGCGCACGATAGGTAGGTTGTCGCCATTTGTGCCCATGACTGACCTGCAACGCTGGGCAGGTCTCCCATTGCGCTCTCAATATAATCCAACACCTCGTCGCCATTCTCGGCCATGGTTTTTAGTGCGTCATAATAAGTTACGGCGGGCATATATGCGCCTGATGAGCAGCCGCCTTGAAGGATTGCGGCGATGTCGCTGGGGCTGATGTCGGGCGTTAGCCAATCGGGGATATTAATGTCGAGGCTGGGGATTTCGCAGAGCGGTTTTTCTGTGTTCCAGAGGTCCATGTGTTGAGTTCCTTTTTTGCGTGATTTGTTGGGTTAGATTGCGGCGATGATCTGTTTTTTTGTTGCGCGGAGCGTGTGCCAAGTTTTTCCGTCATGCACCCAAGCGCGGTGGGCTTCGCTGAATGTCCAGCGTGTCCACTCGCGGTACAGCGTGCGGGTCGGGTTGCGGCCCCAGCCGCGAGATTGCTCGCGCCCGAATGTCTGGCCGGGAACGTAGCGGGTGCCGTTGTGGGTGAATGTGGTTTTCATGTGCTGGGTTCCTAATAGACGGGAATGGACAGGGGGGCGGGGTGCGCGGCGTTGTATTCGTCGCACGCTACTTCCAGGGTGGCTTCGAGGGCGTCGGCAGCGTCGGCGGCGGCCTCGTAAGCTGGGCCGGGGCCGTGCGCGATGAGGGTGCGGGTTGCGGCGTTGTGCGCGTCGGTGACGGCGGCGAAGAGGGCGTGGAGGGCGGTCTTGGTCATGGCGTGATGGCCTTTCGTTTGCATAATTTGATGAGCGATATCTAGGCTAGTGGTCGGAGACTATTACAGCGGCTTGCGCCTGTCAACAGGAATAATTGGGGGTGTTTTCGCGTGTGGTTTTTTATGTCCACAAAATAATTATGGGCAGGACTAATGCCTGGTTTTATTGGGTAGGATGAAAACGCTTCAACGCAATGAGGCACGTTGAAGCAAACGATGAAGCAGTGCTTATGCCTTGTTTTGCTGGGTAAGTGTGCTGTTTGTGGCTAGTTTAGAATGATTATGTACAAGGCACGTTGAAGCGTTTTGTAACAGGCAATGAAGCGGTTGAAGCGTTTTGGGTTTGTTAAGGTTTTGAAAGGCTAGGGTTTGCGCCATTTTTTGTGTGCGCGCTTCAAACGTTGAAGCGGTGTTTTTTAAGTGCCCATGATTGAAGGCTTTCTTCCCCCCCCCTAAGGGGGGAAGCCTCAACGGGTGACGCGTTTGGATATGCACCTTGCGCACCTTGCCCGCGCACTTTGCCGGCGGGCCTGGTGCTTGGGGCTTGGCGAGCGGGCAAAGAAAAGCCCCAGGCTTGTCGGGCCTGGGGCTGGGGGCGAGGAGAGGGCTAGGCGGCGAGGGATTGAGCTTCCGCCGGCGGGGCGGCGAAGCCTTCGCCCATTGCGGCGTTTAAGATGAAGGCCCAATCTTCAACGGCGGAGCGTAATGGCATAAGGACGGCGACGGCGTTGTGAGCTTTGAAGCCCGAGCCAGTGACAAGGGCGGGCTTGTCGCCGTTGAAGCCAATGGTGACGTTCTCGGCGGAACCGCCTAGCAGCTTGTTTGCCTTGCCAAGCGCGGCGACATATTCGGGATTGTATTGTGCGGTCTCTCCCGAGACGCCGGTTGGGACAATGCGGGAGTATTCGGGAAAGGTTCCGTCGATGGGGGTTAATATGGTGTCGCCCAGGCGCCATTGGGTGTCTGATAGTTTGGAAAGGTCTAATGGGTGCTTTGCACCTTTGGTAGCCGTCGCGATTGCGTCGCTGGGAATTATGATCGAAAAGGTCTCGGTGTTTTCGGTTTGATCGACGCGAGCGACAAATAGCCGGTGACCGTCTGTTGCGGCGACTTTGATGGTGGCGATGGTGGCTTGGATTGCGACGCCTTTGAGATAGTAGCGCGGGTCGTCCTTTGACGCGAATAGGACGGCGGCTTTGAGCAGGTCGGGCGAAAGGGTGATAGGCATTTTTGGCTCCTTGATTTGCGTGGTTTGTAAGTAGCACCGCCTTAAGCCCGCTACGGTTTCCCGGGCGGGCTTTTTGGGTGGGGGAAAGGGAGAGGTTAGTTCTGTTGGTTCTTGATCTGATTGAGCGCGGCGCGCTTTGCCTTTTTGACTTGGCTTTGGCTCATCTTCGCGGAGAAATCTTTCACATATTCCATGGCCATATCGTGCTGGGTTTTGGTAGTGGATGTTATCGCAAGCATTAGCGCTGTTGCGAGCGCGTCAATATCGTTTGTTATTGCGATGGTCATAAATAGCTCCTTGGTTTGCGTGGTTGATTAGAAAGAACGGGTAATGGGCTTTTGAACGATATCGTAGCCTAACATTTGGATCAGCTTGAGGGTCTTGACCGTCAAGGTCTTTGTTCCTGCGATCTGGGCAAAGCTTTGCGCTTTGTCGCAGACTGGATAGTGGGCTTCTATGCCGTAGACTGATTTAGTTTGAATTGTGATGGACATGGTTTGCTCCGTTTGCATTGTTTCTGTGTCGCGCATTAGATATAGGGCAAGGCGTTTGCGCCTGTCAATGGGGAAAATGAGGGATTGTGCAGAAAAGTTTAAAGGGTTAATTTCGGGGCATGAAAACGGCGCAAGCGAAGGTCTTAAAGCCCAAGGCGTTAAATGCCGTCCTGCGGCCTATTTTAAGCACAGGAAGGCCCCCAGGCGGGAAGAACCTTATCCATCGCCCAATCGCAAAAGAAATCGCCCGGGCGGCGGCGGAATGTCGCCCTGGAGGCTTTGGCGAGTTCCTCATAGAGATGTCTCGCAGTGATGTCGCAGGAGATCGCGCTATATTCGCCGGTTGCGTCCTGCGCCTTCTGCCGCCTGTCCAGGCCCAAGCCGGCGGTCCTGCGGTGACAATAAATCTGGGATGGCTGACAGGTCGGGCGGTGTCAGGTAGCGAGCACACCGTCACCGTCGATCATCCCGCACCTGCTCCCGAGGACGACAATGCCGGGTTGTAATCCGCGCATGATCGGCGCCGCTCGCCCGACAAACGGCGGGCATAACACACCCTACACTTGCAACGCATTGATAATGCTCAACAATCTAGTATCCATAATGCATATTATGCGACATTGCAATGCAACATAACCATGCTGCGCTGCGTGGGTGCGAGGCGAAACGACCCCCCTACCCCCCCAAAAACGGCAGGGCGGGGGGCCTCGGTGCCGGTACCCCCTCCCCTCCATCGCCAATCCCGTTTTTATTTTTTTCATAAAAAGGACTTCATCATGCGCCCTCTCATCCTCGCAGCGATCCTCGCCCCGTTTGCCGCTCACGCGACCACCATTCAGGTCTGCGACGGCGAGTTTGCCCTGTGCGCTGCTAGCCCGACAACCGCAATCCCAGGCCAGACCATCAGCGTCAACGGCGTGATATTCCCCCTCGGCACCGCGACATGCCCTGTGCTTAAAGGCCCCGCGCTGGCCGACATGGACCTGATGAACAACTCATGCGCCAACCCAGCCCCCGGCAAGGTCTGGAGCCTCTTTCAGCCACGCACAAAATTCCCTCAAGCCCCAAGCTGGTCAACACAGCCCGCCGCGTTTAGGAAATTCACCACCACCGCAACGCCTACTGGCGGCATGAGCAACATGTTCAGCTTCCCTTGCACAATACGCCCCAACCTCATCAACGGCACGAAGCTCGCCGATTGTTATGGCCCAATGAATGAAAGCCCAACGGGAGTAGCAGTCCCGCCAGGCACAGAAGTTATGACGCAAAGCCCGACTGGCGCAGCCAATCCTGTTGGTGGCCCGACGCCGTGAACTGGGGCGACATACTTAAAGCGATTATCCCTGTAGTCGTCGCGTCAATCGCGTGGCTGCTGGGCGAAGTAAATGGCATGGGCATCCGCATGACCAAAATAGAAGGTCAACTGCCTGTTTTGATTACGCCTCAAGGCATCCCGGCAGACAGCCCAATCTCGGCTGAAGCGCGGCACAAAATGAAAGAAGAAATGTTCATGCAAATGAACGACTTGAACGTCAGATTGAGGCTGATGGAAGAGCGTCAAAAGCAACTTAAATAGCAAAAGCACACCAAAAAAAAGCATGGACATCAATGACTACATCCCGCGAAAAGTCTTCCTTCCGCTTCATACGCGCAAGAAGCGTTGGGCTGTTGTCATTGCTCACAGACGTTGCGGTAAGACCGTGGCAATGTGCGCTGACCTTGTCATTGGCGCAATGGAGAGCAGTCTTCCCAAGCCGCAGTTTGCCTACCTCGCCCCGTTCCGCGAGCAAGCGAAGAAAGTCGCGTGGAACTACCTCAAAGAACTCACCAAGCCGCTCCAGGCGAAACCGCCAAACGAGTCAGAGCTAAAGATCACCATAAAGAACGGCTTCGGCAACGAGTCCACGATCTACGTTGGCGGAGCAGACCTCCCAGATAACTACAGAGGCATGTATTTCGATGGCGTAGTGCTAGACGAAGTGGGCCACATACGCCCAAGCGCATGGTACTCGGTGCTTAGACCTGCATTGTCAGACCGCAGAGGTTGGGCAATCTTCGCCGGTACTCCAAGTGGAAAGAACTTCTTCTGGCAAATGCGCGAAGAGGCGCGATTAAATCCTGACACGCACATGATGATGGAGTTGCCAGCATCAAAGACGGACATTTTGCACCCTGACGAACTGCGTGACGCCCGCGCTCAGATGACGGAAGAGACTTACCTAACGGAATACGAAATATCATTCGACGCTGCCATCCCTGGCGCGTATTACGCAAAGCAGATCGGGCAGGCGTACGAAGAAGGCCGCGTCAAAACCTTCCCCACAGACCAAGAGTTCACCACAGACCTAGTGGCCGATCTTGGCTTTACCGACAGTTGCAGTTGGTGGGGTTGGCAAACAACGCCAGACGGCTACAGAATCACGGACTTTTATGAAAACGACAACCAGCCCATTGCTCACTACATCGACTGGGTTAAGTCACGCCCCTACAAGGTTGGCACGGTATGGCTACCACACGATGCCAAGGCAAAGAGCCTACAAACCGGCAAGTCAATCATTGAGCAGTTCCTAAAAGCTGGCATAACACCGCGAATAGTCACGGAATTGTCGCTGCAAGACGGCATAGAGTCAGCGCGATTAATCTTGCCTAAGTGCTATTTTGACGAAACGCATACTTATGACGGCGTAGAGCATCTCAGGGCCTATATGCGCGAGTGGGATGAGCGCACTCAGACCTACCGCAGTCGGCCAAAGCATGACCAGCACTCTCACGCCTCGGATGCGTTCAGGTATTTAGCCATTGCCGCGCAACCAGTTGCTAAACAGGCACCAAAAGGCGTAAAAAAGATAAAGCTGGCAATAGAAGGTGCAAACTACGCGTTTGCCCTTGATGACATTTGGGACTGTCAGAACACTCAAGGTGGGCGGTTAGGCTAATGGAAAATCAAAACAGAATAGAATCAAACAGCGACTTTGCAAACACGCCCGCAGGCATGGCAAGTCGTTGGGATACGGAAATAACAGCCAGCAAGAAAGAGCTAAAGAAGTGGCACGATGACGCCATCAAGATCACGCGCAGATACTTAGACCGGCGCGACGACTTTGGCCGCGACGAAAGCCGCGTAAATCTATTCTGGTCGAGCATGAAGGTCTTGCTCAGTCTGCTCTATGCCCGCCCACCAAAAGCAAGCGTAGCGCGTTCGTTTCTAGACGCTGAAGACGACCAGGCCCGCGTTGCTGGCGTGATTATGCAGCGATTACTCAACAGGTCGTTTGACGACAACATCTCAAACTGGGATGGCTCAGTCAGGCAAGGCATCGAGGACTGGCTGATCGTAGGCATGGGGCAATGCTGGCTTAGATACGAAGTCGAGACAGTGCAAGAACCTATGCCCCCAACAATCGACCCCATGACCGGCATGGAAGTTGATACTGGAGAGACATTTGAGCGCATCGTCAACGAAGATGCACCGCTCGATTACATCTACTGGCAGGATTTCTTCTATTCCCCAGCTAGAACGTGGGACGAGGTCAGGTGGGTTGCACGCCGCGTAGCCATGACCCGCGATCAGTTGATTGCACGTTTTGGCGAAGAGATTGGCAAAAGCGTTGCGCTTGGTACGCAGTCTGGCACATCGGATATGCGCCTAAACAACGAAGCGCCTAAGTACGATCCCTGGTCAAAAGCTGAAGTCTTTGAGATTTGGGATAAGACCAGTAAAAAGGTTTACTGGATGGCAAAAGGCTCTGATGTCATCCTCGACTACAAGGATGACCCGCTCAAACTTGACGGTTTCTTTCCATGCCCCAAGCCACTGGCGGCAAATCTGACCAGCAGCAACTTCCTGCCGCGCCCCGATTACATCTTCGCGCAAGATCAGTTCAACGAGCTTGATGAGATCAACACGCGCATCACCTGGTTGACGCGTGCTGCCAAGGTTGTGGGCGTTTACGACAGAAACGCCGATGGCATACAACGTATGTTCAGCCAGGCGGCAGAAAACCAGCTTATCCCGGTAGACAACTGGGCCATGTTCTCTGAGGCCGGTGGCGTCAAGGGCAAGGTGGACTGGGTGCCAATTGAGCAAGTGGTCAACGCCATTGACCATTTGCGCCAATACCGCGCTGACAAGACGCAGCAGATTTACGAAGTGCTTGGCATCTCCGACATCATGCGCGGCTCGAGCAAGGCGTCTGAGACTGCTACCGCGCAGCAGATCAAAGCGCAGTTTGGCTCGACACGCATCCAGCTTAATCAGTTCTACATTGCCGAGTGGATCACGGGCCTACTGCGTATTAAAGCTGAGATTATCTCAAAGCATTTCCAACCAGAAACCATTGCCACGCGATCAAACATCATGCGTACCGCAGACGCGCAGTATGCCGAACAGGCTATTCAGCTTATCAAAGACGAGAACCTGGCTGAGTACCGTGTAAACGTCGAAGCCGACAGCATGGCCGCGATGGATTGGTCTGCCGAACGCGACAGTGCCACACAGTTCTTGTCGGGCTTGGGTGCGTTTGTTAGCCAGGTCGCGCCACTTGGTCAGATGATGCCGCAAGCCGTGCCGTACATGCTCAAACTGCTGCAATGGAGCGTGAGCAAGTTCCGCGTTTCGGCTGACATCGAGGGCGTGCTCGATCAGGCCATCGCACAGATGCAGCAAGCCGGTATGCAGCCGCCGCAGCCAAACCCCATGCAGATTGCCGAGGTCGAGAACAAGAAGGCCCAGGCGCTCGAGCGTCAAGCTAACGCGCAAGGCACTAACGTCGATACGCAGGGCAAGGTGTTGCAGATGAACGCAATGATGCGCCAGGCAATGCAGCCAAACCCTAACTTACCGCCAGTAGTAAGCTAGTCATGGATAAATACACAGCGCGTATACAGGCTTTGCGGAAAGAGTTTGGAGGTTTTAACAACCCCAAGCGCACTCCGTCTCATCCTAAAAAGTCGCACGCTGTTCTAAGCAAACAAGGCGAGCAAATAAAACTCATCAGGTTTGGACAACGAGGCGTCAGCGGCTCGCCAGCAAAAGAGGGCGAATCTGAAGCCTACAGAAACAGACGCAAATCTTTTAAGGCGCGTCACGCATCAAACATTGCCAAGGGCAAAACTTCTGCCGCCTATTGGGCAGACAAAGTGAAATGGTGAACAAAATGCACAGCAAAATGCAAATCTACGCTGAAATCCTGCGCCAGATTGGGCGTATGCCCAACGACTACAAAGAACCCGACATGGAAGACATGGGCGAGATGGAAGAGCCAGAGGGCCACCATTACGAAAGCCCAGAATATGAAGCTGCTGAAGAGAAAGGCGCAAAGATGGTGCTAGGCAAGAAGGCCGAGGAAGTCCGCACTAAAGGCGAAAAGAACGGAAAATAAAACCATGCCGCGCTATAGGTACGATGCCAAAACACAAGAACTTATTGAGACAAATGTAGAGCGCAAGGCTAACCGCATTAAAGGGGACCGTTCTCTTTGGAACGACACGCACTATGACGGCGCGAAAACAACGGGCGGCCATGATATTGGCAGTCGTAAGAAGCACCGCCAATACATGAAAGACAATAATCTAACGACCAGCGACGACTACACGAACGAATGGAAAGCCGCAGCAAAAGAGCGAGAACACTACAAAGCAAATGGC